CTTCATTTTTACCGAAGGTGAAAAACCATTTTCCAAAAAAATTTTTCAAAAAAAGGGAGATTTTTCAAAAATGGAAGAGAAATATGAAAAAAGACTTTCCGATTTGAAAAAAGCCGTAAATGATTCTAAATTGAATAAGCTCCTGGAGCAGGTAGTATCTCTCGAGGCTGAGCTTGATATGCTCGGAGAAGTTGAGAAGTTTAGAATCAATCCTAAGAATAAATCACAAGTCAAGATCAATCCTGCATTCTATGCATATCATAAGACTCTCAGTGCTTACAAAGAGTGCATCAAGCTCCTGATGAAGCAATCAGAGGAGCTGGAAGAGGAGAGCCCACTCCGCTCCTATCTGAATAGTATCAAATCGAAAGATAGAGAGTATGAGTAATTACTTACTCGAGTACAGAGCTGAGATCCGCAAAGGCAATATCAAAGCAGGAGCGGATATGATAGATGAGCTTGATAATCTGATAGCAGATCTTGAGAGTGATGAATATAGATATGATACTACTGATGCAGAAATAAGGATTGAATTCATTGAGAAGTGCATTCGACTAACAAAGGCTCCCTTTTACAATAAGCCTATGCAGCTTCTCCTCTGGCAGAAAGCATTTATAGAAGTAGTATACAGTTTCAAGATGAAATCCATCGACTCTGATGAGTGGGTGGATAGATTCCAGGAGATACTCCTCCTCATAGCTAGAAAAAATGGTAAGACTGAGCTCATAGCAGCACTGCAGCTCTCGGAGCTCTTCTTAGGAGGAGAAGGAATAGATATTGTGTGCAGTGGAACTAATGACGGAACTGCAGATCTGGCATATCAGGCGATTGATACAATGAGACTCCTCATAGATCCTAAGAGTGTGGATACCTGGAGAAATCAGAAGGGCATAAAATGCCTTATAAATAATAATCACATCTATAAGATGTCTGATTCAACTAGACAAAAAGAAGGAAGAAATATAGATATAGCTGGAATAGATGAAGTGTGGAGTCTTACAGATGAAGGAATCTATAAGCCTATACAGCAGTCAACTTCCACTAAGGAAAAATTCAAGATCTTCATGTTCGGAAGCGAGGGCTTCGTGGATGGCTTCCTGGTAGAGAAGCGGTCAGAGCATACTAAGATAATCAGGGGAGAGGATGACTCAGAGAGTGCGAAGAGGAAACTTCCCTGGCTGTATACGATGGACTCTGAGGGTGAAGTGTGGGATACAGATGAGAATGGTATCTCTGCAGCCTATGAGAAGGCCAATCCTTCAATAGGGCATATTAAGAAATGGAGTTATCTGAGAGATAGAGTCGATGAGGCCAGGAAGAGCAAGAGCGATAGAATCTTTGTGATGAGCAAAGACTTCAATTTTAAGCAGAATGCTGCAGTAGCGTGGCTTAATTATGAAGATTATAATTACTCTGCGAAGTACAATATTGAAGACTTCAGAGGATCAATCATTCTCGGAGCGGTGGATCTCTCAGAGACTACTGACATGACATCTGCAAAGGCTCTGATTATGCGGAAGGATGATAAAACAAAATACATCCTTCAACACTACTGGATTGCAGAGAGCAAGCTCACAGATTCTGATGATAAGGAAGCAGGAGCTAAGTATAAGGAATGGGCTGAAGCTGGCCTGCTGACAATCTGCGAAGGTAATGAAATCGATCTGGCAGATGTAGCAGACTGGTATTTCCATCTGTATAAAGACTATGGCCTCAGGTGCTTCAAGTGCGGATATGATCAGCGCTTCTCAAAGGACTTCCTCCGAAGGATGGAAGAGTATTCCTATGAGTGTGAGATGATCTATCAGGATAAGAAGACTCTCTCAATCCCTATGAAAGTTTGTGAGGCTGACTTCAAGGCCAGATTACTGAATTATAATGAAAATGAGATAGATAGATGGTGTCTGAAAAATGCTGCAATGGAAGTAGACAACTATGGAAACTGCCAGGCAGTGAAGCAGAAGCCAGCTATGAGAATAGATGGAGCGGTGACTTTTATTATCTTGTATGAGATATTCAGAAGGTATCGCTCCGAATTTCTAAGAATGCTGAAATGAGGTGGATTCAATGGGGATATTCGATAAGTTATTTCATCGAAGTCCAAAAGAACGAAAAGCAGCTCCTACACTAAATGGATGGGCTCCTATATATACACAATTCGGAAATGATATCTATATGTCTGATGCAGTCCAGCAGGCGCTGAAATGCATTGTGGATGAGATGAAGAAGCTCAATCCTACTCATGTAAGATATCAGAATTCTGATCCGATTCCGGTGAAGGGCTCCTCAGTGCAGGATGTTCTGAATGAGCCGAATCCTCTCATGACTAGCAGTGAATTCCTTGAGAAGTGTACCTGGCTGCTTCTGATGAATTACAATGTATTTATTATTCCAGTATACAAGGTATGGACTGATGAAAAGACAGGAGCTGAGAGAAGATATTATGAGGCTTTATATCCGATTCAGCCTACTACAATAAACTTCATTGAGGATCTCTCCGGAAGACTATTTGTAGAATTCTTCTTTGCTAATGGCTACAGTACTACAATTCCTTATGATGACTGCATTCACTGGAAGTATAACTACAGTATTAATCAGTACATGGGAGGAGACAATACAGGAAATCCTAATCACGCTCCGCTGCTTAAGACATTGCAGCTCAATGAGGAGCTGAGGCAGGGACTAGCTAAGGCTCTTAAGGCTGGATATGCTATCAATGGAGTTATTAAGTATAATACTCTGCTCGATGATGGAACAATGCAGAAGAATCTGCAGGAGCTGGAGGGCAAGCTCCAGAATTCTGAGAGTGGTTTCCTTCCAATAGATCTGAAGGCTGACTTCACTCCATTCAAAAGAGAGATTGAGCTAGTCGATGCAGACACGCTGAAATTTATCGATGAGCAGATTTTGAGGAACTGGGGAGTTCCACTCTGCATCCTGACTGGAGATTATACTAAGGAGCAGTATGAAGCCTTCTATCAGAAGGCTCTCGAGCCTCTGATCAAGACATTATCTCAGGCTCTTACTAAGAAGCTATTTACTAAGCGAGAGAAAGCCTTCGGAAATCGTATAGAGTTATATCCTGAGGAGCTCATCTTCATGACAGTGAGTCAGACTCTTGAGATGCTCAATACTCTCGCTCCTACTGGAGCACTATATGAGAATGAGAAGAGAGTAGCACTAGGGCTCAGACCTCTTCCAGAGCTGGAAGGCAAAAGATATATGTCTTTGAACTGGGTAGATGCTGAAAAGGCTAATCAATATCAGCTCGGAGAGACTGTTAATGTCGATGTAGTAGACGAGAATAAGACAGTATCGGAGGTATAAGTATGATAACGATGCAAGGCAATAATCCTACATACTATGGCGAGAGCACTGATACTAAGCCATCAGATGTAGCAATCAATACAAAATTCAAAGAGCTTGATACAGGCGATACATATTTTTATGATGGATCAGACTGGGTAAAGATAGGAGGCTAACCATATGATTACATTAAAGGGTAATTCAGGAATATATGAAGGGCTGAGTACTGATACAAAGCCATCAGATGTAGAAGTAAATACAGAGTTCCATGAGCTTGATACAGATAAAATGTATTACTTCGATGGGACTGAATGGCAGGAAGAGCCAGCAAGCGGAGGAGGAGGCGGAGGCTTTACTCCTACACAGGCTCAGCTTAATGCTATGAACTCAGGTATAACAGCAGAAAGGGTATCACAGCTTGCAGGAATCGACAACAGCGGTGACGATTACATTGAAGTCAACGGTATTCGCCTTTACATATCATCCACAGCCCCTACTGGCACAATTCCTGACGGATCAGTTGGGGTTGGCTGGTAAAGGCAGGTGAATAAAACATGAATTTTAAGAGATACGTGGAGAGTAGTGATTCATGGGTTGACAGTCACTATATCATGGGTACAGATACCGATACTATAACATCTCTCCCGACAACGATATATCCTAACGCAAGCAGTATTACTGTTGGTATCAAAGGACAGAGCAGTCAGAGTGGT